ATACAAGAATACGATACACCAGAAAAGAAAGCAGAACGTGACGCATTAATGAAACAATATCTTGCTAAAGGTGGTTCAGTTGAAAAAGTACCATTTGGTAAAAAAACAAAAGATATTAAAGCAATTACAAGACCAGATCCAGATAATCCTGAACCAGAAGTAAAAGAAAGTCCAATAGAACAAGATCATAACAATCCTATAGCAAAACCATATGTTGATATGCCAGAATGGAAAGCATTACATGATATGGACGACAAAATTGTTCAAGCATACATTAAACATAAAGAAGTAAAAGAAGAAGCACCATTTGAAGGACTGTCTTTAGTGAGAATGGCTTTAACGAAAGATTTTATAACAGCAGACGAGTGGTTTCATTTAAAAGACGAATGGAAACAAGCACATCAAGAATTAGAACAAAGATATGATGATTGGCCAGACGGAGAAGGTTTTGGTTCATCTGATCACAACTTTGCAATTAAAGAATTAATGGAATTAGTAGGATACGAATTTGATGAACAAGACAAAAGTGGTAGCTTTATTGTAACTAAAATGCCAGAAAGATTAGAAAAAATGGGACTTAAAAATGCTAGAATGAGAAAAGAACCAGTTGCAAGAGACGATCATAGAGAACTATCTCGAATAGCGAAATACGACGACGTAAATTCTAATGCAACAGAAGACGCACAAGCAGACGAAGACAAAATTAAACAATGGGCAGAAAAATATAGACAATATAAAAATTTAGAAGACGATAATTTAGTTAAAGCACTATATGATTTTGCATTTGATTTAGGTATCACACAATTTATATTTGAGATAAATGAATTAAAAGCCGCAGAGGAAAAATTAGGCAAAGGACAAGAAGATTGGGAAGATGACGACATTAGGGCCGCTTTGAAAATGTCACCAATCTCAGATGGACTAATAAACGACTTGCAAAAAATTATTCCAGGTGATGACCTAGAAGATACACTTGAAAAAATTAGACCTATAATTGCTGGTGCTAGAGGAGACGAATCAGTACAAGAAGACGCACAAGCAGACGAACTAAAAAGATGGTGGAGAAACTATTCCAAGTATGAAGGATTAAATGGTGACAAACTACCTTTTGGCTGGTATATGCAATTAGTACAGTCAGGCGTACCAACAGATGGTATGGAATCTGGTGAGGCAAGACAAGCAATCGCTGATCAAAATCCAAAACTGGATCCAAATGATGCAGAATCATTAGCCGGATCCGCAGAAGAGATTCCTGGCATAGATTTTGACAAAGCAGACGCACCAATCACAAATGCAATGAAACAAGAACTTGCAGACATTATAGGTGTAGATGCTGTTGGAGAAGAAGAAATTACTAAAGCAATGAAAATGCTTGGAGTTACTACTGGCATGGAATCAGTACAAGAAGACGCAGGCGAATTTGCTCCAGCAAGAGCATTAGGTGAAGCTGAATATATGTTGGAGTATTCATATAAAATGGCAATAGATCATTTAGAAGATAGACATAATGAAGCTAATATTAAAGCTGGTGTTATTAAAGAGAGAATTCCTGCTCTACTTGAAAAAATTAAAAAGCTATATAAAAATGAAGATACGGATGGCGTACAACCAGTAGATTTAAAAAGAATAGGTGCATCAGAACCTAAAATATATATACATAAAGACGGTAAAACAATAATGATACCTAAAAGTAAACATAATGAATATCTTGCAAAAGGATGGAAACAATCGACATTAAAAGCAGAAACGTCATATGAGTCAAAACTTACTGATATGTTAAATCAACGTCTTAAATAAAACTGTAACAAATATAAATACTCATATGGCACATAATAAAAAACCTTACAATGATAATTTTGCAGACTTGGTAGCTCGTTTAAACGCAATGAGCAATATAACTCCAGATAAAGAAAGAAAGTCTCTTTTGGAGGCCGCAACAGACCAGCCTAGACTATTAGATGAGAAAGATGTTAGCCTAGCTGATATTGCCAAACTAGCTGGAATTAAAGAATATGTTGAGCCAATAAAAGTTTCTAAAAAAGCAAAAATATTAGTTGAAGAAATTACCAAAACAGAACCAACATCTAGTATTGCTAAAGCAATAAAAGAATCTGATGCTGATGATTCTATTTCTACAGGTATTAAAAAAGCAGTAACAGAAGAAAGCAATAGATTAGATAAAATTGCTAACTTAGAAACACAACTAGCAGAATTAAAAGCAGAACAAAAAGAAGAACAAACATATGACAGTAAAGCATTTAGAGAAGTTATCTCAACGGATATCGCAGAATATATTAAAAACGCGGAAGAAGCTCAACTTGTTGAGTTATACAATACTTTCTCAGACAATGAAGCAATTTACAATGAAGAACAAAAAAACATTCTTGTCAAAACTCCAGAAACTACAGAAGTTATTGCTGACGCAGAGGCAAAAGAAGCTGAAGATAACGCAGAAGTAGTTCAAGAAAAAGAACCAGAAGATAACGCAGAAGTAGTTCAAGAAAAAGAACCAGAAGAAAGATTAATAGACTTAGATAAAGAAGTTTTACCAGATCCTGGAACACCTTCTCCAGAAACACCAGCAATAGAAGATGGCGGTGAAGAAGTTGAAATAGATGCTATTCAACCAGCAGTAGATACAGATAAGTTTACAAACGACTTAGATCCTGCACCAAAAGAGCCAAAAATAGATTCAACAAAGAAATAAGTTATTATATTAATTTTCATTTAAAAGTTCTAAATAGTAGAAGATGAAATGGGTATTAATAATATATTTTTTTATTGCGGGACCTGGCGGTGGCTGGCAAGAAAGTAAACGAACTTTGTACGCAACTAAAGAAGTATGTATAGAAACTATGGATTTTTTTAATAATATGCCTAAGCCTGGAACATTACTGGCTAGATGTGAAAGAGCTGATTTCGTACGCTGGTAGAAACTGAATAAATACCTAATATGAGCACTATGCCTTACAACTATAAACAGTATCTCGATGATGTTACTAAAATGCGTCAAAGAGGGGCCATTAGTGCAGGTGAACAAATAGTATCACCAAGCTCAGCTGGTTCACGTGGTTTAGCAAAACTTGATAATTTTATAAACTCTCCAAATCAAATAATGAAAGATAACCACATTACCGAAGAAGAGCCCGAATTAACACGTATCAAAAAATTATCAGGTTTATAAAAAACATTTGCATATAATCTAGAACTGTTATATACTGTTATTAACAACAGGAGAAACATATGGCAGTAAGAAACTTTAACGACGGCGAAAAACAAAAACTAATCCAAATTATTTCACAAGGCTCACAAGTATTAGGTGAAGTTGATGATCTAAAAACAGGATTAAGAGATACAGTAAAATCAATAGCTGAAGAATTAGAATTAAAACCAGCAATGATTAACAAAGCAATATCCATTGTCCACAAAGGAAATTATAAAAATTTACAAGACGACTTGGACTTGCTCGATTCTATATTGGTAGCAACAGGTAAGATTTAGTGTATCGTTTACTCAAAGAATTTTGGGTAAACAGTTATAAAACAGACCAAATTGCTTTTTGGTATGAACTATTCTCTGTAATATTAACTATTATAGGTTCCTGTATTTTAACATTTACCTCTCCACACCCTTTAATGCATTATGTATTTCCAATATACTTGATTGGCTCTAGTACTTTGTGTTATGCTAGTTGGAGAAGAAGACAAATTTGGATAGTAGTACTATCCGGATGGTTTACAATAATGAATATAATAGGTAATTTAAGAGTATTTGTTTTATGAGTTACATAGACGCATTATATCGAAAAAATGAAGACAAGGTATATGTAGTTGAAAGAAACTCTAAAGGCAAAAGAATCTTTGTTGACTATGATGCTAGGTATGTATTTTATTATCCCGATGCACGAGGTAGACACAGAGCTATAACAGGACACACATTACAAAAAGTATCGTGTAGAACTTCAAAAGAATTCATTAAAGAGCAACGGATAAGATCCAATAAAACTCTCTATGAACAAGATATCAATCCAGTGTTTAGATGTTTGGAGGAAAATTATCTAGGCAAGGAAACTCCTAAACTAAACATACTGTTTTTTGATATTGAAGTTGATTTTGATCCTGAAAGGGGTTATTCAACAACTGACGATCCGTTCATGCCTATAACTGCCATAAGTTGTTATTTGAGTTGGACGGATCAGTTAGTCACATTTGCAATTCCACCTAAAACAATTAGTATGCAAGACGCTAAACTGCAAACGGAAAGATTCTCCAATTGTATGTTGTTTGAAAAAGAAAAAGATATGCTAGATGCGTTCTTACAATTAATCGAAGAAGCAGATGTTATCTCAGGTTGGAACTCAGAGGGTTATGACATTCCATACACCGTAGGTAGAATACAAAAAGTATTAAGTTCAGATGATACAAGACGTTTATGTTTTTGGGGTGAAAAGCCTAAGAAAAGAACGTTTGAAAAATATGGTAGAGAACAATTAAGTTATGATTTAGTTGGCCGAGTACATTTAGATTTATTAGAGTTATATCGAAAATACACATATGAAGAACGTCATAGTTTTAGATTAGACGCAATTGGTGATCATGAATTAGGCGAAAAGAAAACTGTGTATGAAGGATCACTTGATGCACTTTATAAAAATGACTTTGGATTGTTTATAGAATATAATAGACAGGATACAAACTTACTTGCAAAACTTGAGAAGAAATTAAAATTTATAGAACTTGCCAACGAAATAGCACATCAAAACACAGTATTACTACAAACAACAATGGGTGCAGTTGCAGTTACAGAACAAGCAATAGTTAATGAAGCACATAGACGTGGCATGATTGTACCAGGCAGAAAATACAGAGCTAAAGATGCCGAACCGGTATCGGCGGCTGGTGCTTATGTGGCAACACCAAAAAAAGGTATGCATGACTGGATAGGAGCTCTTGATATTAAGTCACTATATCCTTCAGTAATTAGAGCTTTAAATATGGGTCCAGAAACAATAGTAGGACAAATAAGACCTGTAATAACATCTGCAGAAATAAACAGAGCAAAATTTCAAAAGAAATCGTTTGCGGCGGCTTGGGAAGGACAATTTGGTAGTTGGGAATATCAAGCAGTAATGAAGAAAGATAAAGGTACAGAAATTATTGTAGATTGGATCGATAGTACATCTGTTAAAATGTCGGCGGCCCAACTCTATGATTTAGTCTTTGAAAGTAAAAATAAATGGATGTTAAGTGCAAATGGTACAATATTCACATATGAATTTGAAGCAAT